TCTTGTAGTGTTGGCATCATGTAACTTTGGTGTTGATGGTACAGGTGGTAAGAGTAATGGAGAATTACATGAAGAGTATAAAGAAAGGATGGGATTGAAATGAAAGCTTGGTATACAGTTCAAACATTAATAAAAAGGTTAGAAAAATTTAATCCTAATGCTGAAGTTTTAATTGGAGTTGAAGATGATAATCTATTTGATTCTGATGTAATAAATGGATTTGCTACAGGAATTGATAAAATTGATTATGACCATGATGATTTTATGAAATGCACAGTTGTTCAATTGTATTCAACTGAAGTAAGTAATTTTTTAAAAGAAAGGATGGCATTGAAATGAAACCATATCATAATGAGGGATTTGGATTGTCGTTTTTAGCAATAGTATTTTTTATGTTAGTATTTCCTGCTATGATCTTGTTTGTATCTATGGGTACATGGGATACATTTGTCAGAATGCACATACCTGATGGCGATTGTTGGGAGAATGCTAAACATGAAAGAGTATGTAAACAAACTGCAAACTGTAAACTATGGAGGAATTTCTGTGAATGATAAAGAGATATTAAAACATATTGAGTCTTGGTTAGAAGATGAGATACTAGACTATGCTAATAGTGGTAGACCAATGTTGCTAGATGATAAGCATGATTATCTACGCTATGGTCGTTATGAAACGCTAACTATTATTAGAGATAAAATAACAAAGCTTAGAAAGGATGAGAGATTTGTATAGTGAAGACAGTATAAGAGAGTGGGCATTTGAAGAGGCAGAGACAATGTTCTCTCACATGAATGAAGGTCCACCAAAAGAAAAATTAATTTATAAGTTTGCCATGCAGCTAATTGAAGATGCACAAGGTGATATAGATATAGACAGGTTTGATGATGGAGTTTAAATACACAACCAAGTATCGTAAAGCTGATGGTACTTTATCTTGGAGATTTGTACCACCTGATGATGTAAAGATTGCAGGTGTTGTAAAAAATATTACGTTTCAAGATGGTAGAACTGCCAGATATGAGATACCCAAACTATTAAAACTAATAGAAAAATATAAAAAGGGTGAGATCAAAGCAGGAAGAATAGGTTCTCGCAGTACTTTGCGTCAGGTATTTGCACACTACAGAGACTCATTTCACTTTAAGAGACTTACGTATAATACTGAAATTGCTTACACTTATGGGTTACACTATGTGTGTAGGACTAAGATATTTGGTAAAGAGTTTGGAGATATACCTGTAGGCACGATCAATCCTCAGCATTGTGCAGAAGCATATCAGACTTGGTGCGAGTTAGTTAGCGTCAATAGTGGTAATACTCATGCTAGATTGTTATCTGTATTATTAAACTATTGTGTATCTCTTGATGTAATAACACACAATCCTATGGCTAAGGTACAGAAAGAACATCATGAACCTAGATCAGTAGTGTGGACTAAAAGTCAAGTAGAATTATTCCTTGATACTGCATTTAAACACTTTAAATACAGAAATATAGGTTTGTTAGTGTTAATGTGCTACGAGTGGGGACAAAGACCAGCTGACATACGTAACTTAACTTGGGATTGTATTAGTTTTGAAGATAAAAAAGTTATCATCACACAAAGTAAACGTGGTGCTACAGTTAATCTACCAATAGCACCAAATATATTAGAGATGTTAACTGAACAATTTAAAGACTGGGGTTGGCAAGAATATGTAATACCCTTTCAGAGACCTTCTGATGGGTGCTACAGACCTTATACGTGTTCTCAAGTAGGTGAACATGTAAATATAGTTAAGGCTCTGTGTGACCTTCCTGATGACCTTAGAGCAGGGGATCTACGAAAGACTGCTATCAATGAGATGATTGAGAGTGGTGTAGATCAACTAGCAATCATGTCTGTTACAGGGCATAAGAATGTACAAAGTCTTAACCCATATAACAAACATAATTACAACACTGCCAAACAAGCTTTAGATAAAAGAAAAACTATTGCTTGATATTAATATTAATCACTGATACTATTTCAAAAAAAGGAGATTGAATGATTCAAGACGATAAAGTTATAAAAGCATTAAAAGAAGCCAGTGTGTCAGTAGCTATTTTAGTTGAAGAAGTAAGTAGTTTACAAAAAGATTTAGAACATATTCAAAATCAAATAACAATTATTGAAAATGCTATGGAGGAAAAATGAACGATAACCCCCATCAACCATGTCCGTATGTAGATTGTGGATCATCTGATGCATTCAACTGGCACAATGATGGGTATGGATATTGTCATAGTTGTGGTGAGTCCTATCCATCTAAAACAAAATTGAGTACATATGATTGGGTTGAACATAGATACCCTGTAAAGAGGAGAATAAATGTAATGGACATAGAAGTAAGTGGAATGACTTTTGATGGTATACGTAGTATTGATCCTGAAGTTTGTAAACTGTATGGTATACAAATACAAACTGACAAAGATAATAATCCTATTCGTTATGCCTACAAGTATCCACACACTGTTAAGTATAGAGACTACAATGACAAGTCTAAGTCTTGGATAAAAGACAGGGGTGTGGGTATGAATGAACTGTTTGGTCCTGAGTTTAATCAAGGATCATCACACAGAATTTATATTACTGAGGGTGAATTTGATGCAGCTAGTTTGTATCAGATACTAAGACAGAAGTTCCCTGTTAAGTCTTTGCCATCTGCATCTATTGGTGAAAAGTTTATTAAGAATAACTTTAACTATCTCAATGCATTTAAAGAGGTAATCTACGCAGGTGAGCTTGATGAAGCAGGTAGACGAGCTGCTGAAAGAATCTATGAATCATTGCCAGAAAAGTTTTACTATGTACCAATGTCTAAGTACAAAGATGCTAACGAGTTTCTTGAAGCAGATGATATTGAACCTCTTTATTGGGCAGCTCAAAAGCCACAGAGATACTCACCAGAAAACTTCTTTTGTTCTGATGAAGAGGTAGAACAAGCCATACTTACAGAGAGTCCATACGATTACATACCTACAGGACATTCTGGACTTGATGATAAGATACGTGGTGTTGTTAAAGGTGGTCTTACTTTTATTAAAGCACCAAGAGGTACAGGTAAGACAGAGGTAGTAAGATACTTTGAGACTGGACTACTTAAAAATCCTAGCACACGTATAGCTTTACTGCATATGGAAGAGATGAAGTCTACTACCTACAGAGCTATGGCTACGTATCATCTTGGTGTTAATGTCAGAACTAAAGATGATGCAAAAGAAAATAGAATATCAGAAGAAGATGTTATAAAAGCTGCAAAGGATGCCACAGAGGGTGAACGTACAGTTGTATTTGAGATGAGGTCACATGATGATCCACTAAAACTATTAGAGTATACTAGACTAGCTGCAACTGTATATGGTGCAGAGTATATTTTTGTAGACCATGTTCAAAGACTAGCATACCTTAGTCAATCAGGTGTAGATGGTGCTACCTCTGTACTTACATCTCTTGGAGCAAGAATGGCACAGTTATCCAAAGAATTAAATATAGGTGTGGTATTTATATCACAAGTCAATGATGATGGTAGGACTAAGTATGCATCATCACTTGAAGAAGAAGCCATTATCTGTATCAAGATTGAAAGAGATATAGAAAGTGAAGATGAGATAGTACAGAATACTACTACCTTTATTGTCGATAAGAATAGACCATTTGCTAAGTTAGGCTATGCAGGTACAGTATACTACAATCCTGATACTACTATCCTAACTGAAGAGGTTGTCATAGGGAGAGAAGAAGCTGCATGATAAATAAAGATATTACAGTTTGGTTTTCGTGTGGAGCTGCATCTGCAGTTGCAACATATATCACACTAAAAAAGTATGGTGCTAATAATAAAATAAAAGTTGTAAATAATCCAGTAAAAGAAGAACATGAAGACAACCTTAGATTTTTATCTGACATTGAAAAATGGTTAAACATAAAAGTAGAGTTTGCTATTAACTCTGATTTTCCAGATTGCTCTGCTAAAACTGTTTGGTCTCATCACAAATACATGAGTGGTATAGCAGGCGCACCCTGTACAATGAGACTAAAGAAACATGCAAGACAAGAGTGGGAAAATAAAAATAAATCTGACTATCTAGTATTAGGTTTTACTGTTGATGAAAAGAAAAGATCTGATAGGTTTAAGATGACAGAACGTAGTAACTTACTATCTGTTCTAGTTGATGAGAACATAACTAAACAAGATTGTTTTAATATTCTTGCAGATAATAATATTAAACTGCCTAAGATATATTCAATGGGTTTTCCTAATGCTAATTGTATTGGTTGTGTTAAAGCTACATCACCTACATATTGGAATTTAGTTAGATCAAAGTTTCCTGAAGTATTTAATGAGAGGGCTAAGCAATCTAGATTAATTGGATCAAAACTTGTAAGATATAAAAATGAAAGAATAATGCTAGATGAATTACCTGTAAATGCTAAAGGTAGACCATTAAAAAACTATGACTTTGAGTGTGGTATTTTTTGTGAGGAGAAGTTGTAATTGATAATATTTGATATTGAAACCAATGGTATTAATCCAGACAAGATACACTGTATGGTATTCAGAGATACAGATGATGAGGTATCTAAGTGTACTGCTACAGATGACTACGATTATATGCGAGATGTATTGTTATCTGCTCAAGGATTAGTAGGTCACAATATCATACGTTATGATGTGCCAGTATTAGAACGTATACTAGATATTAATATTACTGCTAGACGTTTTGATACTCTGCCTATGTCTTGGGTTCTTAATCCAAATAGACCTAAGCATGGACTTGATAGTTTCTTTACTGACTTTGGTATACCCAAACTAAAGATAGATGATTGGGAGAACCTATCTCTGCAAGAGTATGTTGATAGATGTACTAATGATGTAATGATAACAGATGCATTGTGGACAAACCTGTTAAAAAGATTTCTACATTTATACAAAGACAAGTATGAATTAGATAAGTTCTTCAGGTACTTAGAGTTTAAAATGGATTGTGCAAAAGAAGCTGAACAACAGGGTTGGAAGTTAGATACAAACATGGCTAAGTCTTGTGTTAATAAATTACTTTCTTTACAAGCAGAAAAAGTTTCAGAGCTATCTGATGCCATGCCAATGAGAAAACTGTACAGGGTACAGACTAAACCTAAAGTTTGTTTCAAAAAAGATGGTTCTCTATCTTCTCATGGTAAGAGATGGTACTCTTTATTAGAAGAGTATGGTTTACCTGAAGGATATAATGGTGAGGTAACAGTAGTAAAAGGTGCAGAAGATGCTAATCCTAACTCTACCGATCAAGTAAAGGATTGGTTAAAGTCTTTAGGTTGGAAGCCATGTACCTATAAGTATAACAAGAATAAAGAAACTGGCGAAGAAAAGAAAGTAGAACAAGTTAGAAAGAATGGTGAGCTTACAGAGTCTGTAAAGTTATTAATAGAAAAGAACCCAGCTGTTGCAACATTAGAGGGTCTTACTATTATACAACATAGACTAGGTATCTTTAATGGCTTTGTTGAGTGCGAACAAGATGGTTATCTCAAAGCAGAGATAGATGGTCTTACTAATACATTTAGATTTAAACATAAGAAACCTCTTGTTAATCTTCCCGGAGTTGATAAGCCTTGGGGTAGAGAGATACGTAGTTGTTTGATAGCACCTAATGAAACTGTATTGTGTGGTGCTGATATGACCTCTCTTGAAGATACTACCAAAAGACACTACATGAAACCATACGACCCAAAGTATGTAGAAGAAATGTCAAGAGATGGTTTTGATCCACACTTAGACCTTGCTAAACACGCAGGTAAGATTACACAAGATGATATTAATAAACATAATAGTGGTGAAAAAGATTTGAAGTCACTACGAAAGAATTTTAAAGTAGTTAATTATTCTGCAACCTATGGTGTAGGTGCAGCTAAATTATCCAGAGAGACAGGTATGTCTGTACGTGAAGCACAAGAACTTCTTGATGCTTACTGGAAAAGAAATTGGTCTGTTAAAGCTTTCTCTGAGTCTCAACCAATACGAAGAGTATCAGGTGAGATGTGGATACAAAATCCAGTTAGTAAGTTTTGGCACAGTCTTCGCTACGAGAAAGATGCATTCTCTACTATTAATCAAAGCACAGGATCTTACTGCTTTGACAAATGGGTAGCATTCTATCGTACTAAAAGACCAAACATTGTGGGTCAGTTCCATGATGAAAGTATTAACGTAGTCCCTTTAGGCGAAGAAAGGGAGCATAAAAATGCATTGTATTGGGCAGTTGATAAGTTAAATGAACAGCTTAAATTAAATGTACAACTAGGTATTGATGTACAATTCGGAAAAAATTATGCAGAAATACATTAATACTATTGACAACACAAATAATAATTTGTTACAATAACTTTTTGATAAATAATAGGAGTCTTAAATGGCAACAAGAAAAGTAATATTAACTGGCATCTCTGAGTGGGCAAAAGTATTTGAACAAAATCGAGATAAGACTGGTTACAAACCAACACCTGAAGCACAAGGTACATATGAAGCAAGTGACGGTGCTTGTACTATTGATGTAATATTAGACAAGGATAACTTTGGTAAACTAAAGTCTTCTAAGTCTATGAAGAAAGGTGTTGTAGATGCTCAAGGTAGGGGTCAGAAGATAACTTTTGATAGGAAGTTCAAGACCAACAATGATTGGGAATGTGGTCCACCAGTTGTTGTAAAGAATGATGATACACCTTGGAGCTATGATGAAGATGGACCGATTGGTAATGGGTCTACTGTTCAAGTTCACCTATCTGTATATGATATACCCAAGTATCAGAACGTAGGTACTAGACTAGAAAAAGTAAAAGTCCTTGAGCATGTAGAGTATATTCAACCACAAAACGATGGTGACGTGCCTCCCTCTACGAAAAAACCATCTAAGGCAACCAGTGAAGAAGTACTCTTTTAAGAGACCTAAACCTAGAAACCTTGAGGCTAAATCTTTACAATCTCCTCAGTTTAGTCTCAAGGTTATTCCCGTAAAACTTAAAAAATTATTTAGAAAAAGAAAACATAAAGGATCACCTTATGAAAAAGATTGATACATTAGTAGAAGATATCTACTCTACTATACAAGGTGAAGGCAATTGGAATGCAGCTGTTACTAGACACTTTAGTTCTAAGTTAGCCATACTTTCTTGTGAAAGATTTTTAAAACCACAAGAGCCTAGATCCTATCTATCTTTGTCGTCAGTTGGAACACCATGTAAACGTAAACTGTGGTACAAAATAAACCTTGTAGGTAAAGGTGAACCATTAGAAGCATATACACTTCTAAAGTTTTTTTATGGGGATATGATAGAAGAGTTAATATTATCTTTAGCAACTGCCAGTGGACACAAGGTTGAGGGAATGCAAGATAAACTAGATGTTCATGGTGTTAAAGGTCACAGAGATGCTATCATAGATGGTATGACAGTTGACGTTAAGTCATGTAGTAGTTATGCCTTTAAAAAATTCAAAGAGGGTAGGTTAAGAGATGATGATCCATTCGGTTATATATCCCAGCTTAGTTCATATGTTTATGCAGGTAAAGATGATCCACTTGTTACTAATAAAACACATGGTGCTTTTCTTGCAGTTGATAAACAGAATGGACATGTTTGTTTGGATGTTTATGATTTCTCTGAAGAGTTAAAAACTAAAGAGAAAGAAATATTAGAAGTAAAAGATATGGTTAAGGGAGATATACCAAAAGATAGAATAGACCCTGTTCCTCAATCTAAAACTAGTCCTAATACTAAACTAAGTGTACAATGCAGTTACTGTGAATATAAGAAAACTTGTTGGCCTGAGATGAGAACCTTCCTATATTCTTATGGACCTGAATTTCTTATCAAGGTAAAAAATCAACCTAAAGTAAAAGAGGTGACACATGAGCAGATCAGCTAAAGCAAAAGGCAGACTAGGTCAACAAGAGATACGTGACAAATTACTAGAGTCTTTTCCTCAGTTTGAAAAAGATGATATTAAATCTGCTATTATGGGTGATACAGGTGCAGATATACAATTATCTCCACAAGCTAAAAAAAGAATACCATTATCAATAGAAGTTAAAAGACGTAAGAATGAATTAAAAACTGTGTATACTTACATGGAACAAGCACACAGTCATAGTTTAAGTAAAGGTGGAGAACCAGTAGTATTCTATAGATCAGATCATAGACCTTGGGTTGTAATGATAGGATTAGAACACTATATGGATTTATTAAAAGATTGGAAAATAAATGGAAATTAAGAAGATGAAAATATGGGCAATGACAGAAGGTCCATATCACTATACAGATTTACCACCTGAAGATATTGAAGAGTATCCTCACATAGGTGAACTAGAATGGTTTGCTGTTTGTAAAGTAGAAGTAGATGGCAAGCTTATAGATCATGAGTTTTTCTTTGAGACTCTTGATCAAGTATATCAATGGAAGAACTATTTTGACAACAACATGGAGGCATTAGAAATAGATATGAGGGACAGTAATTATACAGGATTTTTATCATGAGTAAAACAGCAGTAGTATACACATGCGCTCATGCAGATCCAGAAGTATCTAATGAAAGATTTACTTGGTTAGGTGAAATGATATATGATATTAAACCTGATTATGTAATTGATCTTGGAGATGGAGCAGACATGAGATCACTAAACAGTTACGATACAAAGTACCCTACTGCAATAGCATCACAAAACTATGAAAAAGATATTAATAGCTATAACGATTCTCAAGAACGTATTAGATATAAGTTTAAAAAGATGAAGAGAAAAAGACCTGCTTTCTTTGGAGCAGAGGGTAATCATGAACATAGAATAAAAAAGGCTGTGGGTTTTGATCCTAGACTAGAGGGTTTAAAATATGGTATTAGTTTTAGTCACCTCCAAACTAAAACTTGGTTTGATGAATACTATGAATATAGAAACTCAGCACCAGATGTATTTACAAAAGATGGTGTATCTTATGCACACTACATAGCAACTGGCGCATACGGTACTGCTATGTCAGGTGAACACCATGCTTATAGTTTGATTAAGAAAAGACATTCTTCTACTACTGTAGGACACAGTCACAGAAGGCATCTTTACTTTAAAGATGATGCATTTCCTAGCCCATCTATAGGATTAGTAGCAGGTTGTTTTAAAGGTGGTCAAGAGGGGTGGGCAGGACAAGCTAATTTAGAATGGTGGAAAGGTGTAGTAATTAAAAGAAACATAAGTAATGGTGCATACGATCCAGAATTTGTTTCATTAGAAAGATTAAAAGCTGAATATGGCAGTTGACATTTAATAATATTTAAGTATAACTAGGGGTTCTTGTTATGAAGTATGAAGTTGTAATAAACATAAACGTAGATGATGACTCTAACATGTTAGAAGTAGGAGACACATCTAATATAGATACTATTACTAATATAATAGAGTCTGCTCTTTATGATGTGGATGACCTAGAGATTGAAGATATAGACGTGGTAAGGAGAAGAGATTGAAAGTTAAAACATATTGTGAAGAAGTAGAAAAATTAATTATTACATCAGGTAATATTAGATTGATAGAAAATACTCTAGGTTTAGTTGGAGAAGCTGGAGAAGTTGCAGAAAAAATAAAGAAACATTTTAGAGATGAAAATTATTCACAAGAAGATATTGTTAAAGAGCTTGGTGATGTTTTGTTTTACGTTACTGCTTTGGCTAACCATATAGGTTCTGATTTACAAACTGTAATGAATACAAATATTAGTAAACTACAAGATAGATTAAACAGAAATAAAATACAAGGGTCAGGAGATAATAGATGAGTAATGCACTACCAACAGATTACCAAAACTTTATTGCAACATCAAGATATGCACGTTGGCTAGATGACGAGGGTAGAAGAGAAACATGGAGTGAAACTGTTACTAGATATGTAGATTACATGGCTGAAAAGGTTGGTCTAGATGACAAAGATAGTAACGATATATGGGCAGCTATACACAACCTAGATGTTATGCCATCTATGAGAGCTTTAATGACTGCAGGTAAAGCTTTAGATAGAGATAATACAGCAGGTTATAACTGTAGTTACTTACCAGTAGACGATATAAAAGCTTTTGATGAAGCTATGTACATACTACTGTGTGGTACTGGTGTAGGGTTCTCAGTTGAAAGACAATATGTAGATAAGTTACCAGAAGTGCCTGAAGTATTATCTGAAAGTCAAACTACTATTGTCGTCAGAGATAGTAAAGAGGGTTGGGCAAGAGCATTCCGTATGCTTATTGCATTACTGTATGCAGGTGAAATACCAAGCTATGACGTTAGTTTAATTAGACCTGCAGGTGCTAGACTAAAAACATTTGGTGGTAGAGCATCAGGTCCTGCTCCACTTGTAGATCTGTTTAAGTTTACTATTAGTATGTTTAAAGAAGCAAAAGGTAGAAAGCTATCTAGCTATGATTGTCACAGTATCATGTGTAAAGTTGGTGAGATTGTAGTAGTAGGTGGTGTTAGAAGATCAGCCATGATTAGTTTATCTAACCTATCTGATATTAGGATGCGTCATGCTAAGACCGGTCAATGGTGGGAGACTGCACCACATATGGCATTGTCTAATAATTCTGTGGTCTATACAGATAAGCCTGACTCTGAAACATTCTTACGAGAATGGACTTCACTAGTAGAATCTAAGTCAGGTGAAAGAGGTATCTTTAATAGAGTATCTGCTAAGAAACAAGCTGCAAAAAATGAAAGAAGAGATCCTAACTATGACTTTGGTACTAACCCTTGTAGTGAAATAATACTAAGACCTTATCAATTTTGTAACTTAACAGAGGTAGTAGTAAAAGAGGGTGATAGCGATAAAGATATAGAGAATAAAATTAGACTTGCTACTATACTAGGAACAGCTCAAGCCACACTTACAGACTTTCCGTATCTGAGAAAAATATGGAAAAACAATACTGAAGAAGAAAGATTACTTGGGGTAAGTCTTACAGGTATTATGGATAACATACATACTAATTGTTACCTAGTTGATATGGATAAAAGACTATCAAGATTTAAACAAGTAGCTATTGACACTAATAAAAAGTATGCTAAAGAGTTTGGTATACAAGAAAGCACTGCTATTACTTGTGTTAAACCTAGTGGCACAGTATCACAGTTATGTGACTCAGCAAGTGGTATTCATGCCAGACATTCTAAGTATTATATAAGAACAGTGCGTGGTGATAACAAAGATCCATTAACAAAGTTTATGATAGATCAAGGTGTGCCTAGTGAACCATGTGTAATGAAACCTGATACTACTACAGTATTTAGCTTTCCTATGAAATCACCTAAAGGTTCTAGAGTTAGAGATGAACTATCTGCTATAGATCAGTTAAACATCTGGTTAATATATCAAGAGCATTGGTGTGAGCATAAACCATCTATTACTGTTACTGTTAAAGAGAACGAGTGGTTAGATGTAGGTGCATTTGTATTCAAGCACTTTGACAAAATGTCAGGTGTGTCTTTCTTACCACACTCTGATCATGTTTATCAACAAGCACCTTATCAAGAGTGTACAAAAGATGAGTATGATGATATGCTTTCTAAAATGAATACTAGAATTAACTGGTCTAAGTTAAGAGAATACGAGATGATCGATACCACATCAGGCAGTCAAACTATGGCTTGTAGTGGTGACTCATGTGAGATTGTAGATATAGGAGTATAATATGACTATAATACATGCTAAAGATACTTGTTCTATGTGTGGTAATTATTTAGATGATGATCTAAACTGCCCTGAATGTGAGATCTGCAATCCTACAATGGGTGGTTATCTTGACGATAAAGGTGGTGAAATATTTACAGGAGAATATGGAGTTATGAAAAACGATCCAGTCAATAATCCTAAGCATTATAACAGAGGTAATTTAGAATGTATTGAAGCTATAGAAGCTATGACAGAAAAAATGTCTGGCGATATAGCACCACATGCTGCAAATGTATTAAAGTATTTGTGGAGATGTGAGTATAAGAATGGTCTTCAAGACATTGATAAAGCACTATGGTATTTAAATAGACTTAAAAATAGGTGGATAGAAAGAGATGAAGTGGAAAAATTTAGAACAGGAAGCTAAAAATTTTCGTAGACTACGACTAGTAAAACCTACTAGAAAAGCAAAACCCTTAACAACTAGACGTTATCTTGCAGGACAAGCAATGTCAGGTCTAATTGCTAAGGGTAAAACAAATAAAGTAGAAGTAGCTAAAGAGTCTTATGAGTGGGCAGATAATTTATTAGATCAAGAGGATTAATTTAACATTAAATCTCCAAAAAATATGTCATCATAATTATCTACAAGAGCTTTAATTCTTAATAGTGTAGGAACAGCATCAGGATCATCAAGCATGTCTTCAAGATCCTGATCTATTTCTAAAAAGTTCATAACCTTTTTAAGTTTATCTTTATTTTTACTATCTAATAACATTATTAAATCATAAGCTTTAGGCATACCATCTTTAATAAATTTTCTAGTATTAGATTTTACTTCAGATGTCATCTTGTCTACTATTCTTCGCCTTTGATCTAAAGGTAGCTCAAAAAAGTTAGGGTGTCTGTTTAAGTATTTTATAGCAGCTACTTCAAAGAAAGGTGCTGCAACTCTATTAACTTTAGTCCGTAATTTTGGTGGTATTTTCATTCTAAATACATCAAAAAAACTTTGCGCTCCAACAGAGTTAATCATTCTCTCTACAACATCAGGAGTTCCTAGCATTCTAGTACCCAATAGTTGTTTACCTAAATCAAAAGTCTTTTGATCGCCTGTAATAGGATCAGCTCTTGATGGTAGTTCTTCTGTAGGTAATAGGTTATTTATATATCTAGTAGTAGAACCTAACTCTGCCTGAGTAAAATCAGGATTCATTTCCCTATCCCTCATAAAACCTACAACAGTATTAATAGGATCAAGTGGTCTTGTAAAACCTTGTATACTTCTTTGCAAACCTGCACCTGCCATTTCAAGCATTGGATCAAAGTTACCCTTAGATGCTTCTTCTAAAGAATAAGAAAGACTTTGTGTTATACCATCTACATCTCTGACTGCTTGACCTATTATTTGATCTATAAGTTGAGGTCCTAATAAATCCATCGGTATTTGACTTTTATCAAACTTACCATCCTTAGTTATTCCATGAGCTAGTATTTGTGATATAAGTCTCATAGCTGACATAGGCCAGTCATATTTTCTATCTACAACAGATCCGTCAGGCAATAAATCTTGATTAAACTTTAATCCATTTCTAACTCTCTCTAATGCTCCACCACTACCCTGACCTTCTGCAGCAGTCAATACATCACCACCATAAACACCAATACCTATCAACGCCCAACCTGCTGCATGTTTACCTACAATTTCTGCACCTTCTCTGGTAGCAAAGTCTAGTTCTAAACCAGTAGCTTTTCTATAAGCAAGTCTTAAAGTATTAATACCAGTATAGTCTGCCATAGTAGCAACAGCAGTATTCATAAAACTACCAAAAGGAACAACGAAACCAATAGGACTTCTATTTGTTGCAGTTTCTAAACCTTTTGCCCATCTTCTAGCTGATAACATACCCTCTTTTCCGGGAAGTGTAGACCAGTTTACAGATGCTGTTTCTCTCTGTGTTCTAAATAAAGCTTTTTCTAATACATTTTCTTTAAATCTATCTGATGCCATCTCAAGACCTGCATCAACCCTCTTTAAAAACTGATTAGCAGTTACACCGTACTCACGCATAATAGCTTGATTAACATTAGCACCAAATGCCCAACGCTTAGTAATAGAATCTTGTAGTCTTACTAGTGTTAAAGTTTGTGCGCCTTTAGTTATTGCATCTGCACCTCTCCAAACTTTACCTGCTTTGTCCATGTTTAGGGTTTCTAATGAATTTTGAATACCACCATCTCCTGCAACATCTCTAAAGAGTCTAGACATTGTTTCAGGACTTGCCTCTAATATTAAATCTGCATACTCCATAGGTACATCTGGAGAGATTACATCAAAGCCTCTTCTAATAGCACCTATTGCTGAACCCCATGCTCTATTATAGTATCTTTCAGCTTCCTTGGCATTTCCAACAAATTTATAAATAGTGCCTTGACCCATATTAATAGCTGCAGTAGCAAAATCAGCAGCAGTATTAATAGATACTAGTTGTGTAAAACCCTTAATGTTAGCACCAGTAGTTGATAAGTGTGATGTTAATAATCTTTTATAAGTAGATAAAGTAAACTGAAAGTATTTAGGATCATCTTTTGGGTCTGTTTTTCCTGCAGCAATATCAGTTAATTCCTTTGCATTTAGTTTCTTCTTTTTATTACGAAGACCTTTTTCTAACTTAGCCATATGACCAACTGCCCAAAGTTTTTTACCGGCTGTGCTAGTCTGCTTTACAAACTGATCAGCTAAAGTATTTGGTGTTATATCTTTTATTACCTTAGATTCAATAACTCCATCAGGTCTTTCTACACCTTCGGTATAAAACTTTAATTTACGACCAGTATCTTTTTCAAACTTTTCAATTATTTGTTTTGCCTGATCCTCATCTAAAAAATCTCTAATAGCTTGTGAAAATATTTTAGTTGTAGTTCCATACTTTTCTTGCATACTTTTATGAACTACAAACCCTGCATCTTTTAACGCTTCATAAAAACCTTGAGTGCCTTTATCAGGATCTCCTAGCCAAAAGTATCTAAAAAATGCTTGTTGTGTTTCATCATTAAATAGATCTTCTCCCCTTATCTTTATATTCTTAGAAGCTTCTTCTTTTATTTCATGCCAAGTAAGAAAATTTCTACTTTCTTTTTTAGATAAACCCCAGTTTCTATCTACATATTCTTTAATAGTTTCTTTTTTAACTCTTTTCTTTAAAAGTTTTTCAGCATCATCAACGCTCATCTTTAAAAGATTATTATCGAACTCTTCATACGCTAAAATTTGTTGAAGATTCCTAGAAATTAAACCCTTTTTTTCTGGAGAACTGCCTATAGCTTTTCTTATCTCTTTAAATGTTGCACCACCTGCAACAAGAGTAGGAATCACCACCATAGAACCTGCTGCAGTTAAAGCAGTTTGTGCTTTACTAAATTCTTCTTGAACACCTACATCTATCAGTTGCATTTGATAAGCTACATCTGTGCCTGCTCCAATAACACTATCTGCTAGTGCGAAAGGTAATGCTTTCTTTACTGCTTGACTAATAGTTTTCATAGCAGTTGCTTTACCAACACCTTTTTTAATTTGGTCTTGATAAGCCTTAATCATTAAAGTTCTTGCAGCTAATCCTGAAGCTTTAGCTGCACCAAAACCAAAAACTTTTCCTAAACCAAAACTTAATAGTGTTGATGGATCATACACAGTTGCTTTTGTGTAGTCCCATAATGCATCACCCATTTCTGCAAAAGTACTTTCACCTTTAAAAGCACCAGTGATAGCATTACCCATCATGTCAAATAATTTATACCCTGATCCTAGTTTCATCTTAATATCATCACTAGCACCCATAGTATAAGCTATCTCATTAGCAGTGGTTACTGTTTGTCCACCTGCAAAAGATCTTTGATAGTTTTGCCAGATCTCAAAAGCTTTTTCTGCATCCATATTACGATAGTCTCTACCACTAAGACCACCAATGTCTCCACCTGCTAAACCTACAGCAGCTCTTTTACCTTTAGTTAATAAACCACCCGGTGCATATCTACCTTCAAGACTTGTGCGAACAATATCCATAAGACGTTCATCATTAATAATATCTTCTTTAGTTAAATCTCTTCCGTACTCTTCATAAATTTTATCTAAATCAAAGTAATTTATAGAGCCTTCATTTTTAACAGTATCAATATTCCCTAAATCAGTTAATGAAATAGTTCTATGTTCTTCTTTAGGAGCTTCGTTACCATCAAGTAAAGATATAGTTCTAATATTATCGGCAGTATTATTTAAAGATAAAGTTCTCATTTGATACTTAACCTAACAGTTTCTCCATCAGGTAGTTGAACAATAGTTCCATCTTCAAACACTCCAGCTCTTAACAAAGCTAATCCCATAGCATCACTAGATACTTGAGGATATATATTCATAGCATCTGTGTAAATTGTAGGAAAATTTTTTACTTTATACTTAGGATTTTCTTCTATAAAACCTCTTATCCAACTATTTCCATAAAGATCTGCAAAAGCAAAAGATTGATCTTCAACTTTCATTTGAAAAATCTCATCTATCCTAGCTAGTCTAGTACTCAATAAAGTTATCTGAGTATTTTCAAATTCAGTTCTGTTTTTCTGTTCAATTTTGTTCAATCTACTCTTTTCTGCAAGAAGTAACCTTTTTTCTCTCAGAGCTTTACTCCTCATTCCATCTGAATATAAATTTATAGCTGATGTAATATCACTAGGTGTTACACTTTCTACAAAAGTAGGTTCAAATAAAGTTACAGATCCTGCAGTAACATCTTGTTGTTCTAATACCCCCTTATACAAAGTATCAAGTTCTCTTCCTATATATTTTTCTATTGCAGGTATATTTATTCTACCACTAGATGCAGGTCCTGATATAGTAGACTCTTCAACTATTTGAGTTATAATTTCTTCAGGCATTTTTAAACCTTCACCTTCGTATAATTTACGTTGGTTATTTACAATTTTTAAAAGTCTTTCAAAAACTGTAGGATCTCCACTAGCAGCAAATCTAGCTATAGCTTCTTCACTCATTCCAAATCTTTTTAATGCCAATGCTTGACTTTGAGCTTTACTGGATGAATATTTGATATCATCAGTATCTACATCTTGCATATTAAATGCATCAGCCGTTTGATCAGGTTTTCTATAATCAGATCCAAATATTTTACGTAGTCCTACACCACCAGTTTTAGCATAGATACTCATAATGGCTTCTTCTCTAGCATCTCTTCTTGCTCTTGTTTTATCTATGTAGTTTCTTAAACCTACTGCAGTTAATTTTACCATCTTATGTCCTCGCCATTAATCCTTGTGGTTGTTCTTGAGGTTGTTCTGGTGGTACATCCATTTCAGGCATTTCCTCTTGAACAGGTTTATCTTCTTGTGGTGGCATTCTTACGCTATCATCTTTAGAACTCATCTCACTTAAAACTTTTCTAGCTAGTATCTCATTCCTAGCATAAGATATTCTTTCATCTTGATCTCTATCCTCAAAACCTTCTTCATAATCTATGTTCATAGCCTCAGCATATCCTTTTATGTACTCATGAATAACTGGAGATATTATTAGACTAATATCAATAGAGTGTATACCTTCCAAAACAGCATTACGAGCAAGACCCTCTACTAATGAAACTAAATCTACACCCATTTCTAAAAAGAACATTAACTCTTCAACAGCTTTAGGCTCATTTAATAATTCTAAATGATAATCTAAAGCCTTTAAAGGATCAGAAATCTGTGGTGGTCTTTCATATGGCGCACTCTTTGGGGGTGTTGTTAAAGACTGACCCGGAATTGCCCTTTCAAATTGCATTTAAACTCTCCTATATACTTTTATCTGGTGGTGTTGTTACATCCCTCATTGTAAATTCGTTAATAGCTTTTTCAATATCTTTTCTACTAGCGTTTTTAAAACCTTCCCATCTTCCTAAAACAGAATCTATTTTACTATCTATATCTCCAGTAACTTGAAGCGTGTCTCTCATGTACCAATCAAATAACTCATCTTGAAGTTTTTTATCAAACTTACGATCCATATCAAAATTACCTCTGTCTTGTATATCAACTAACGTATCTCCAACAAATTGATATCTACCAACAGGGCTTGAATTAAGACCATACTGTGAATTATTATGTTGCAAATAAGGACTTGTGTTTCCTTTCCCACCACCTGTAAATTTTATCACTTCTCCTAGAGTCATTTTAGTTACATCTACATTATAAAATTTACTATCTTTATTTTTATTTTGGTTATTAAGTAAAGCTTTATAAGATCCTCCACTTTCATGTTTATCAACTAGTTGTTGAAATAATAACTTGTTACCTTTAAATTCTGTACTTACTTTATCAGACCCACCCATTTGACTTTCTAATTGTTTTTGATAAAACTTTTTTAAATCTTTATTACGTTCTCTAATATCCATAAATCTTTCGTATATAGCTATATCTGTAGGTATACTTGCTACTTGACTTTCAGGACTTGCATACTGTTTACTACCTAAACCACTTGGTCTGCGCATTGGTGGAGCTGATTTATCTATCCTTGCCGGATATGAAGTATCACTCCCTTGTTGCAATAATTTATTATAAGCTTTTTGATACATACTAGCCATACTTGTTTCCTTTAATATTAATAATAACGAAGCTATAATTATTAAACTTCTGAATAACATTTAGCATTAGGAAGATTTATTAAACAGAGAAAAACCACCAAACACTATATCAAATATATTTTCTGTCATTGCATCAGCTTCTTTTTGTTGTAATTGAAGTCTAACTGCTTCAAGACTTTTATCTCCTAAAACAATACTTAAAACTCTATCTTTTGCAGACTCAGCTGCATTAAAAGAATAACTCATTAAGTCTCTTTCTTTTTGCCACAACTCGTCAATAGCTTTATTAGTTAATCCATTAACATCTTTAGCATACTGAAAGTTACTCTCATTAGCTGCTGCAGTATTAATAGTTTCTGTATCTTGTCTCCACTTAGCATTAGCTTGTGCTATCTGTGCATACATTTGAGCGTTGAACTGTTCTCTAGCACTTTGTAACTCTGAGTTAAACTTTTGTATTGCGTTAGCTTCACCTGCATTAAACTGATTCATAGCATTAAGTTGTGCAGAGTTAAACTGATTAAGTTGAGATTGCATAGTATTATTAAATTGATCTACCTGCATCTGACTTGAAGCATTAAACTGTTCGTTTGCATTAGCTGCAGCTGTATCACTTAAGATAGTATTAGCTATTGTTTGAGCTTTAAATATCTCTGTTTGTTGTTCATTATTAAGATTAGCCATATCTATTTGTAAAAAGTTTTTAGCATTCTCTACTTGAGCTTGTTGTAAATTACTTAAACCTTGTGTTTCAAGTTGAGATAACTGTGCAGCTTCAGCCATCACTAATGCTTGTTTATTATTGAGGTTGGCTAAGTCTACTGTCTGTGCCATCTTAGCATTCTCTAATGCTACCTGTTGATCAGCATTAAAGTTCATGTTAGCAATCTCACTAACCTTAGATGCATTTATAACCTTAGCTTGAAAAGCTTGATCAAAATCTTGCTGTAAAAACTTAGCTCTTTGTTCTGCTTTAGCTAGAGCCATCTGTTGTTTATTAGCAGTATCAATCTGTGCTATTGGTAGTGCAGCTTCCATTGCAGCTTGTATTACAGCTTGACCTGCCATACTTGATGCACCTAAACCTCTTGAAGCCATCAGCATGTTTGCTTTACGCATAGCTCCTGCAGCCCAAGGTGGTGTATTACCTCCTTCAAACTGTCCCATTAAAGTAGTCAGTTCATCTTGTACAGATGCAGCTTTTACTTCACCAGTACCAAATGCCTCTCCTACTTTAGTTTGATCAACAGCACTACCTGTTACTTCTTCTCCTGCTTCAAATTTACGATCCTCTATTTCTTTTACTGTTTGAGCTTGATCTATCTGAGCTGCATCTAAATCTGAAACAGCAGTGTCAGTTTTTGTTTGACCTATTACAGTTTTACTAGGACCTGTAGAAGTAGCAGCTTGTACTCCACCTGATGTAAAGTCTGCAATATTAAGACCATATTCTTGTGCAAATTCTTCAGGTGTAAATTCTTTGTAACCTGTTTCAGGACCACCTTGAACAAATTTACCTTTTTCAGCATTCCAAGTTGGACCTTCTCCACCTATAAAAGCCTTTCCTTTTGTTGCTGTGTCTAGCATAGCTTGTGGATCAAGACCACCTTCTAGTGCTGCTGTTACAGATGTTTGTGCTTTCTGAAGATTAGCAGTAGTAGCTTTAGCATCAGATGGTTTATCTGCTGTAGCAGCTGTAGAAACTTGTGCAGGAGTAGTAACAATAGGAGCAGTGCCTAATGCTTGACCTGTGGTAGCTGATAATACAGTACCTGATGCATCAGGATTAATATTAGCGACAGGAGCTGCAGCAACTGTACCTGCAGGATTTAACACTGCACCTGCTGTAAGATCTGCTTGTCCTTGAGCTACTTGCTCTTTTGTTAACTGTTGTCCACCAACATTAACCGTGGGATTTTTGTCATCTGTTGACACTGTAGGTGGTGTATAAATTGGTGTAGTTGGTTGTACAGAGGGGTAGTAGGGTTGTGTTATTACAGGTGGTTGTCCCTGTATTACACTTTCTTTCTTTTGTCCACTTGCTTCTACACCAACTTTAGGAATAGTAAATTTCTGAGTAGCTGTACCACCAGTATTCATCTGTTGAGCTTGTGTATATCCTTGTGGTATAGGAGTAGTAGGAGAAAACTTACCATCAGGACTAACTGTTCCTGTAATGTATGTAGACATACCTTGTGGATTTCTATAAAGTCTTTGTTCTATAGTACTTGCTGTACCTGCTGCAGCTTTCTCTGCAAGAGTTTGAGGTTGAATAAGTTGAGCTTGTTGTATTGCTCTTTGATTAAAGTCAGATGCTTGATTTGTTACATTCTGACCAAAAGTCTGTGTAGGTACTTCAGTAACTCCTTGTACAGGTGCAGGAGTAGGAGTAGGAGTAGGTGTAGGAGTAGGTGTGGGTGTGGGTGAAACAGGAGTAGTAATTGGTAAAGGTATTTCTTTAGGTATATCTGGATCTGGAGTAGGTGTTGGTGTTGGACTAGGTGTTGGAGTAGGTGTCGGTTGCTCTCCTACATATTCACCTTTATCATAATCATAACCAGAAACATTTTGTCTATTATCTTCAGATACCCAATCTTGCCAGTTACCTTCTTTTTCTAAATTTTCTGGAAAAGTTGCTTCTTGTTCTAAAAAAGTATACAATTCTTTTAAGTTATCTTCATCTAGATTAAAGCCAACTTTGTTTAGTAGTTGTTGAGCTTTAGTTTGTCTAGCTGCAACAGTAGGATCAGAACCTACACCTGCCTCACCAACATTACCCGTTTCAGGGTCTCTAAAAGCATTAAGTATATCTGTTTGAACTTCATCTAGTTTAGCTCTTATTTGATCACCTGACGCACCACTTTTAGGAAAAGGCATTCCACCTTTCTTAAAAGTTTGTACAGGTGAATAACCGGGAGGTATAGCAGTAGTAGGTGTAAATTTACCATCAACTCCTACTGTGCCTGTAACATAAGTTGTCATACCTTGTGGGTTCTTAAACATTCTTTGTTGTATTGTAGATGCTGTGCCTGCAGCTGTCTTTTCTGCTAGTGTCTGTGGCTGAATTAACTGAGCCTGATCTATAGCTCTCTGATTGAACTGAGCAGCTTGTTGATTAGTAAACATTTGAGTAGGTGCTTTAGTTACACCTGATGGTAGCGTGGTCATTGGTTGTATAGATTGTGGTGGTTCAACAAGCGTAGTCTTCTTAGGTTGTTGATAACCAGTAGGTAATGTAACTTTACCATCAGCTCCAAATATTTTCTTAGCTTGTTCTACCTCTTGTGGATTAGGTGTTATTGGAATACTAGTGGGTAATGGTATTGGATCTGGTTTAGGTTTTGTTGGAGAATAAACTGTATCTAATATGTCTGTTCCTTCTGGTTCATAACCACTTTTACCCCAAGCATCATTTGCAATTTGTATACTACTTTTATAACTCTTCTTAAGATCATCAAGAGTCATACCCATTTCAACAACAGTTACATAACTAGTTTGATCTGGAGTAATACCTTGATCAGCCACAACTTGTTCTGCAAAAAGTTTATTAGCTGCGTTATTATTAATAGACACTCCTTTTTGTTTATCTTTTTCAACAAAAGCATTAGCAACAGGATCTGTAGCTTTATTGTCTCCATAAAACTCTAATGGATTACCACTATCAGTATAACCATTCTTACTTAATACATCAGTTAAAGCATTAGGATTGTAGTTAGGATTTTTAAGAATAGGTTTTCCAGTATGAGGATTTGTGCCTATTACCTCCCAATTACTTGTATCAACACCCCTATTCGTAAAATAACTATCAGGATATCCACTAGTGCTACCCACATTGTAAGTAGGATCTATTCCTACATCGTTAAGAGCCTTAGACATTTCTGAAGTAGATACACCAGTTTTATACGACAAATATCTTAAGTCAGCTAGTTTTTTAATAGCTTCTTCAGATTGTCCTGTAGATCCACCTTGTGCAAAACCTAGTGCTTCACTCTGTACAAACATTCCTTTGTTAGCAGTAACTGCAGCTTTAGCTCTAGGATTAGCCTCTACAAAAGCATCTATTGATGCCCACTTAGCAGGACCTTTGTAACCAAAAGGTTCAAGGTTTTGTTTGGCTTCTCTTGCTGTCATTTTTCTTTTTGCCATTTACTTAATCCTTGCTCAATACTTTATCTAATTTATCTTCTACTCTGTGTAGTGCATCCATAACTTGTGTAAGATCATCTCTTAGTTCTTTACGAG